CAGTAACTCAATCCACTATTAACGCTGTAAGGGTAACTTTACAATTTCCTTCAATGCAAGTTTTCAATGATAATGGTGGTATTGATGGTACAGAAGTTCAATTAAGAATAAAAGTTATTGAAAATGATGGGACTACAACAACGGCTGTAGATGACACTGTAAAAGGCAGATCAACAAACGCATATTTTAGAGATTATTTAATAAACCTAGCTAGTGGTACTTCTTTTCCTGTGCAAATAAGAGTTGAAAGAGTTACAGCAGATAGCACAGACGCAAATACTGTAAACGCTTTCAGATTTAATTCTGCGACAGAAATAATAATGAAGCAAAACGCCTATCCAAACACAGCACATACCGCTTTAAGGTTTAGTGCTGAGAAATTTCCCAGAATCCCAAATAGACGTTATCGAATAAGAGGAATAAAAGTAAAGATTCCGTCAAACGCAACAGTAAATTCCACTCATGGCAATCTTACTTATGCAGGTACATGGAACGGCACTTTTAAAGCCAGTAAAGAGTGGTGTTCTGATCCAGCTTGGATTTTATATGATTTGTTAACAAATGATCGCTACGGCTGTAATATCGCTGAAGCTTCTCTTGATAAATATACTTTTAAATCTGTTAGTGAATATTGTGGAGCATTAATTGACGCTGGTAATGGTGATGGAAGCACAGAACCAAGATTCTCAGTTAATGCAAATATTACACAGCAATCTTCCGCATTTAATTTAATAAATGCTTTATGCAGCACAATGAGAGCTATTGCTTTTTATTCTGCTGGTACGATAGCCATTTCACAAGATGCTGAAGGTCAAGCAACAAAATATATTTTTAATAATTCAAACGTTACAGACAGTGGATTTGTCTACAACGGCTCAAGTTTGAAAACAAGACATACAGTAATTAATGTTCAATATTTTGACATGGTTACACAAGAATTAGATATTGAAACTGTTGAAGCTGACGCAGCAACTCAAGCAAAATACGGAATACAGACTAAAACTATTAAAGCTTTTGCCTGTACATCAAGAGGTCAAGCTGCAAGGTTGGGAAGATGGTTTTTGTTTAATGAACAAAACTCAGGAGAAAGTTGTGCTTTTACTACGACTGCTGCTGCTGGTGTTTTGGTTAGATGTGGAGACCTCATTGAAATTGCAGACTCATTAAAAGCTGGAGTTAGAAGGGGTGGTCTGCTTTCTGCAGTAACAAGTACAACAGTTGTTGTTTTAGACGACTCAACTTCAACAGATATTCCAACTACAAACAGCCCAACAATTTCTATTGTGATGCCTGATGGAACAATTGAAACAAAAACAATTAGTTCAGTTTCTGGGGCTACAATTACTGTTTCTTCAGGTTTTAGCACCACACCAAATGTAAACGCTCCTTATGTTTTGGAAAGTTCAACTTTAGAGACAACAACATGGAGGGTTGTATCTGTAAGTGAAAATGATGATACAACTTATTCAATTACTGCTCTTGAACATATTGAAGGTAAATATGCTTTTGTTGAAGATGGAACTGCATTACCAACACGAACAATAAACTCCTTAACACAAGTATTAGATCCACCTGTCGGACTTACGGCCACAGAGCAAATTGTTTTGATTAACAACAAAGCAGTTTCAAAAATACTATTAGATTGGCAAACACAATCAGGAGCAGCAAGATATGAACTTCATTACAGAGTTAATAATGGTAGTTTTACAAAAATAGAGACAGTTTCAAGTTATGCAGAAATACTGAATAGTGAAGCTGGAACTTATGAATTTAGATTATTTTCTTTTAATGGTTTAAATGAACCAAGTAGGAATCCAGCAACATTAACATTTACTGCTGTTGGTAAAACTGCACCACCACCAGACATAACTAATCTTACTTATGAGCCTATATCTGATAAAGAAATAAGACTTAGATGGGATGCTGTAGACGCTGCGGATGTTAGAGCGGGAGGTCGTATTCATATACGGCACACCCCAAAAACGGATGGAACTGGTACTTTTCAAGATGCAACAGATTTAGTATTTGCCTTGAGTGGGGCATCAACAGAAAAAGTGGTTCCCTTACTTGAAGGTGAGTATATTCTCAAGACACAAGACGATGGTGACAGATTCAGCACAGGAGAAACATCACTTGTTATAGATTTACCAGACGCACAGCCAAAATTATTAGTACAGACAAGAAGAGAAGATCAAGACAGTCCAGCATTTCAAGGAAGTAAAACTAATATAGGTTTTGATGTCGCAAGTAATACAATTAGTTTGGCTGGTACAGGATTATTTGACTCAATAACTAATTTTGATAATGTTTCTAGCCTTGATGACTTGGGTGGTGTATCACCAAGCGGAACATATCTATTTAATGAAACCTTAGATTTAGGCGGTGTATTTAGCTTAGATTTAAGAAAACATCTTCAAAGTGCATCTGTATATTCAACGGATTTATTTGATTCAATTGTTGATTTAGACGCAAGACAAGATTTTGATGGCACTGGTAGCACAGATACAAATGCTGAAGTATTTGTTCAAACTTCTCAAGATGGTAGTAATTATTCGGGTTTCCAAAAATTTGCTAATGGAACATTTAAAGGAAGAACTTTTAAATTTAAATGTGTTTTGACAACAAAAGATACAAACCAAGATATTAGGGTGAGCCAACTTGGTTATACTGCTGAATTTCAGAGAAGAACAGAACAAAGTACAACAACTATTGCATCAGGGGCTGGGGCGAAGTCAATCAGCTTCAACTCACCCTTTTTTACAGGCACAAGTGCTTTATTAGGTGCAAACTCCAACCCACCAGCAATAGGAATTACTGCTTTTAATATGGCCTCTGGTGACTTTTTTGAGCTTTCAAGTATTACTGGCACTGGTTTTACCGTTCATTTTAAAAACAGTTCTGGAAGTTCTGTAGATAGAAACTTTAACTTTACTGCTATTGGTTTTGGTAAAGGGTAAAATTTAGGATATACTAAAAAAAACAGTACAAGTTAATGGCAAGAGTTGATAATACTGGTGGTTCTGGTTTTACAGTTGATAATGGTACAGGTCTTGTTGTAAGAACAAAACTAAATCAAATAATTGCTGCACTAAGTACTGTTAATCAAGGTTCTGGCGATCCTTCAATCGGTGTTGCTGCTTATGTTCCTCATATTGATGGTAATACTTTAAAAATAAGAAACGCTGCTAATAATGCCTTCATTACTTTGGGTGATGTATCGGCTACAAACTTTGGTCATGCTGCATTGAGTGGATCTACTTTTACAGGAAAAGTAACGCATAACTATACATCTAGTTTGACCATACCTTCTGGCACAACGGCTCAGAGAGATGGCAGCCCTGCTGTTGGTATGTTTAGGCATAACTCAACTCTTAACCAGTTTGAAGGCTATAACAATGGTGCTTGGGGTGCTATTGGTGGAGGTGCTGGGGCAACTGGTGGCGGTACAGATGAAGTATTTTTTGAATCGGATCAAACTGCAACAACTTCTTACAGTATTACAGCAAATAAACACGCCCATACTGTGAGTCCTACAATTAATAACGGAGTCACAATAACTGTGCCTTCTGGTGCAATCCTTGTTATTCTTTAATTATGAGCTTAGAACTATCAGGAACAACACCAGCGATCAAAGGAGTAGCTGGATCTGTATCCGCACCAGCGTTAACGGGAGATGATGTTGATACAGGAATAAGTTTTCCTTCTGCTAATACCATCAAGTTTTCAACTGGTGGTGTTGAAAGAATGTCGATTACAAATAGTGGTGTTACTGGTGCTGGTGG